AGATCCAGTATTAGGACATGAGTATGGCGAAAAACTGCATGGGTTTATTGCTCAAGAAGTTAAAGAGGCTATTGATAGTCATGCAGAAATTGCTGATGGTTTTAAAATGTGGAAAATGAAAGACGATGGAACTCAGACTGTAGCAGATGGTAATTTAATTCCAATCCTTGTTAAAGCAGTACAAGAACTATCTGCAAAAGTAACTGAATTAGAAAAAAAATGTAATTGTTAAATAGGAGCAAAAAATGGACTACGAAAATTATATATCACACAAATCTTCTGGAATTGTTGACTTTGCTAAAAAAACCAAATCTCTTGGTAGTGAAACAATAGAATACATAGAACTGTCGCAAAAATCTTTTAATCCTAATACGGGTGTTGAAGAAGCAGTGAATTTAAAAGAAGTAGCTCAAGAAGATTTAGAGCGTGAAAAATCTAAGCTTGACGATAAAATTGCAGAAATGCAAAAGAAAAGCGATGGATTAAAACAAGCGATTACAGATATAAAAGCATTATAAAACAACACAAGGAGAATAATCATGGCTAAAGAGAACATCGAACCACAGCCTAAGTTGAATCTTGATGGTAAGGAATATGATATTAATTCATTAACTAGTGTCCAAAAAGAAATACTAGCTGATATAGACAGTTATCATAAGCAAATAAATAAATTAGAAAGGTGGAAAGCTGGACAAATAGCAATATTAAAAGCTTCCATAAAAGAAATGGAAAACCAGGAGAATGATAGTTAGACGATGCGCTAAAGGATTTGACATAGTTTTACATAAAAACAACAGACCAGATATGATAAAAACTATACAAATGATCAATGGTGAAACAACAACCATTACATATCCAGGTGCATCAGCAGATTATTTTGTTTGGGTTCAAGGTGAAATTGTGAAAAAAACAAACTCTTTTAAAGTTGCAGAAGAAGCTTTTGTAGCTGAGTGTGCTAAAGTACATGATGGTGGCAATGGCCGAATTGATTTTGTAAAACACAAAATAGTAAACAATCAAGTTGTATCTCGATAAGGATTTATGAGTGATAAACCCATTACCGCAAGAAGTCTTAGAGCCAGTGTTATTGATGACAACGCCATCATCAGTCTCAACATTAAATGGCTCGGACAAATATGTATCCTTGTTGGCTGCCTTGTTTTTGGTTACTGGAATGTCCTCAATCGCCTTGAAAAACTGGAGTACAGAATGGCAGAGTCTGATCAACAAATTGAAGAACTTGTGGAAAAGCATATTGAAGAAGAGCAAGTTCGTTTTAGTAAAATGGAAGAAGAATTAAAGTGGTACGAAAAAAATATAAATCCACTCAGTTGGAAGAAAAGGAAAAGTAAATGATAAATGTATTGAAATGCGCGCATGATATGTATTGTTATTGTCATTCATATGCAGTCTACTTTGCTGTATCTATCATTATTTGTTATGCGACGTATAATCTAGTAATGAAAAAGTAATCCTATGGATTTTATTGCACTGTATTCAGAAGCTGGGATGATTGGTGTTTGTGGGGCGTTGCTCATTTATTTGGTCATGTCTCTAAGCAAGAAAAGTGAAAAACAGCAAGAAGTGCTTGAAGACCTAAAAATTGAAAATAAAGGACAATCAGAAACGCTTGAAAACATGGAGTCAATGATTATTAAATTAATAGGTAGATGGAATCAATCTGACGATAAGTTAGATCGTAAATTTGATGGTATGACTAAGAGTATAAACGACCTAGATAATCAAATTTCTCGTGTAGAAGGTAGTTTAAGTCGCATTAATGGCAGACACTAAACCGATAGGAGATGAATCAAGTCTCAACATTAGCTTACCAATGTTGATACAAGCTGTTGGACTTATTGGTGCGATGGTCTGGGGATATGGTCAATTAAATGCTCGCATATCTTTTGTCGAATACCAGGTTGCGATGCATGAAAACCATATAGAAAGAATTGAAGAAAATGCTTATGAGAATCAAGATGCGGAAATACCAGCAGACATACGACAAAATCAGAGAATTGAGTATCTAGAGAAAGAGATAGACAGGTTAAGAAATGAAAATTAATGGTAGTATATCGATGGGCAATGTGATTACTCTTGCAACTATGCTTATTACCTTTGCTGTGGCGTATGGGAAAATGCAATCAAACACCAAAGGAATTGCAAAAGAATTAGATAAAAAAGCAGATAAAGAATTAATCGAAGTGAAGCTAGAATATTTGCGACAAGATGTTGCAGAAATAAAAACAATGCTAAAGGAGTTGTAATGGCTAAAAAAGTAAGTTGGATGTATGGTGGGAAAAGATACTATGGAACACTAATAAGAGAAACCAAAAACTTTCGATACGCTAGAACTGCTTCTGGAAAAACAAAAAAGATAAGGAAAAGAAATGCCAAAAAATAAAGGTTATGGAAAAATGGGCAAGAAGAAAAAGAAAATGTCCAAAACAAAAATAAGAAAAATCAAAAGGAAGTAGTTACATGGATATTAAAGCTATTGTATTAGGCGAGATTACAAATCACATAGAAGCATCAATGCCAACCGTCAAAAATGGTATCGAAGAATATATGATTGAAAAAATTCAATCTGAAGAAGTAGAGAAAGAGTGGGCAACAGCTATCAATGAAAAAATTAACTTGCCCTGGCTTAACGAAGAGCAAGAGCAAAAGGTTTTTGAGGAAGTAATTGATAAAGGAACTGATATTTTAGCAGCCGTGCTAAGAAAAGTAATTAAATGATAACTTACCGAGGCGAAAGGTTTTCGGGTTATAATAAACCAAAACGTACACCAGGTAAATCAAAAAAGTTTGCCGTTCTTGCCAAGCAAAATGGTACTGTTCGCTTGGTTCGTTTTGGCGATCCTAATATGCGGATTCGTAAATCAAACAAAGCTGCTAGAGCTAGTTTTCGAGCAAGACACAAATGCTCAACAGCAAAAGATAAATTATCAGCTAGATATTGGTCTTGTAAAAAATGGTAAAAAAATAATGTTAGACAAAAAACAAATGAAAAGCATCATCAATAATGTGCTTCAAAAATTAGGTGAAAAGTATGCAACTCCAGATGCAATTGAATTTGTATATAATACAGGCTTAGTTGAGTCCAAATATATTTATTTAAAGCAAATAAAAGGACCAGCAAAAGGATTGTTTCAATGTGAAGCTCATAACTGTATTGATATTATTAAGAATTATTTATCATACAGACCTGAACTAATGAAAATAGTAGCAAAGGCCTGTAATGTAGATTGGAAATATTTTACAGATCCGCAAGAAAAAAGCTGGGAATATATCCTGACAACAAATATTGCAGCTCAAATAGTTTTCTGTAGGTTACATTATCGCAGAGTTCCTGAAAGATTACCAAAAACATTAGAAGACCAAGCTCGACAATGGAAAAAGTATTATAATACTGCGAAAGGTCGTGGAACTGAATTACATTTTTTGGAAGTAGTAAAGAAATATGGATGAAGCACAACAAATAGATCACTTAATTACTGTCATGCAGCAACTACAAGATATGGCGAAAGAATTAGATAATCCAGATCGTAGTAACAGTATGATTATGGGTTTAATGATTGCTATGATTATTTCTACACCAATACCAGATATTAAAATTATCCACGAACAAACAAATCATACACATATAGGTTTAGCATGAGTTACCAAGAAGCATTTTGCAATATTACTACTGATCTTCAAGCTTGTCTTGAAAACATAGATTCTTATGATCGGAAACGAGTTTTACCTGGAAACTGGTTTACAACCGACACAACTCACCTTTACCAAATAAGTAACACGGGATTTGTCGATTTGTTGTTTGTTGAAAATATAGAAGCTAGTGCAGTAACTGACAGTCCAAATGCTAATAATGAGTTTAATTATTCTAGTTCAACCGATTCATTGCAATACTATTTATCTGGTTCAAGCGTTAGTGACTTAAATAGTAAAGTTGTCGAGGCGGGTCAAGATTGGGCAACTCTTAAACAAGCAGTCGTAAATGAACAAGCATCGTTTATTCGTAGTTATCTAAATGATCGATCGATTTATAAGCGTAATAATTCAAACTATCAAGGACCAGAAAATAGAAGTTATGATTTTGTCATTATTCGCAGTAATGCACTGCTCGCTTGTGCTGATTTAGTAAGGAGTCAAGATAATGAAAAAGCAGATCAGTTATACGACCTTGCAATGGGTGATAATGGCTTGTTAACACGCCTTAAACGCGGAGATTTTGCACTATGGCATGAAACTACTAAATCAACTCAAGGTGACCCAACAATCAGTGAAATCTCAGTAAATGCTAATACTACTGGTTACATTGAAGATATTAAAATGACATCTCCAGCTTTGACAGATTATGACCAAGTAGTAGTTGAAATACAAACTGGTGGTACGTTTGTTCTAGGAACGGCTTCACCAGTTTATTATAATGTGTATGTCAAAGATTCTACAGGTTTAAAAATGCATAAAATAGTAGACAATCAACAGGTAATTGGCGATTATCAAGATTGTGCCTATGGTTCACAAGTAAGATTTCAAACTGGTGTGTATACTAGTTCAGATCAATGGTTAATTACTTTTCAGCGTGATAGTCTACCTGTTGGCAGCATTTCATCTGGCCAGGTGTATCGTTAATGTCAACTATTAGGATATATATATAGATGGCTATAACATACGAAAATGTCATCTATGACCAGGTCATTGACTCAATTAACACGATTTTGGCAGATGAGTTTACTATCCAGGTGCTTTTTGACGAAACAGCAGATCGAGGTAATCAAAGTTTTTTGGTTACTCCAAGCGAGGACAGTCAAGTGAATACACTCGCTAGTGGTCAATTAAGACAAGTAACTGTTCTTATTAATTACGAATTAAAAACAGGTGGTAATTACACAAAAAATTCAGTGAAACAGATTACAAGCATAACCGAAAGATTAAAAAGACTTTTATTTAATAATAAAACATACACCGTTTCTGGGACCAACAGGTATAGAAATGGTTTAGTAGAAAACATAATATATGAGCGAGAAGATAATGTTAGTCGCAGTATTACTACATTTTCTTGCCAAACATTGGAGTTAGTATAATGAAACAATATAAAGCCAAAAGTAGCTATAAAGATTTGAAAAATACTGAAAACTTTGTATCTCTGGGATCGGCTTCTAAACATATTTGGCTCTTAGATGGTCAAACAATTAACTATAGTGGTACAATACCTGAGAAAATAAAAAAACACTTAGATGAAATCAAATCATCATCCAAAGACAAAGGAGCTAAATAATGGCACGAAGTTCAGCATTTCAAATAAAAAATGATACCCATGTATATATTGGAACTGAAGCCACGATGGGTACAGCAGCAGTAGCTGGAGCAGCACTAACAGAATTACCAGCAACCGACTTTAGTTTTACTGAACTTGCTGCTGGTGGGCAAACATTGAGCGTTGCACCATTTCGTGTTGGTGGTGGATTGACACAAAGTGATGATATGGTCAGAGCGCAAAGACATGATCGTATGTATGAGATTTCAGTAACATTTCATTGCAATGATACAGCCGTTAAACGAGTTTTATTAAATTTAATTGAAGATGGTAGTGGACTTGCAGCGTTATTAGGATCAATGCCAGCCACAACTTTATTTAAACATGATGCATCAAATACAGTACCTGTTAGTTTAATATTTATGGATATGGGTCATGCGGGTGCTGGAACAGATATGGTCTTCAGAAGTTGTATGTGTACTGGATTATCGTTTTCTGGTTCAATAGACTCTGATGGTGGTATGGTTATGTGTACAGCTACTTTTCAAACTGCTTATTTGCCAACAGGTACAACAAATTTAACTTACAGTAGTACAACCGATGTAAGTGCGATGCAAACAATGTTTAATATGCATGATATTGCCACTTGCAACATTAATACAGGCTCTGATGAGGCTTTGGTTCTTTACAATTTTGAAATAAATATTGAAAGACCCATTACCAGAGTAGGTTACAATAGTAGTAGTAATTTTGATCCAGATGGATATTCACTTGGCGGTTATGAAGTTACAGGTAGTTTAACAGTAAAAAGAGATGCAGAATCATTGTCTGCAATTACCGAAGACACATATTTTTCATTAGATATAGATACTACGGTATATCAGATACTTGCACCTAAATGTATTATTGATCAAGCTTCTATAAATTTTGATGATGATGGCTTAAAACAAGTGCTACCATTTAGAGCAACGTATACTGGCGCAACAACAAATACAATTATTTCATTTGCTGGAGCATCAGGCGATAGTTAAATAACACAAAACAAACGAGACAACAATGAAAGTATCCACCGCGCATGGCGATTTTATCGTCAATGCAATTTCATTCAAAGATCGACGTAAACTTCACAGACTAGAGTTAAATGCAATCAATCCTGACGAATCTGTTAATCAATCTGGTTTCATGGATATGATGGATTGGATTATGGATTTTGCATTTGATGACCCTGAAAAAAAGTTAGGAAAATTATCTGACAATGAAGTTGACGAAGTATTAATCGCAATTTACAATTCTTACAAAGAACCCAATAAAAAAAAGTAATTAAGGCGCGTGTTGCTATGTGGATTAGTTTTCATAATGCTAGTTCACGCGACCTACAATTTCCATACAAGGCCAAAAGTCCTACTTTAAAAAAAATTATTACTTACACTGAGGATGAACTTTGGTCTGAAGTTGATCGATTGCTAGCAGAAGGTCAAGATGGCAAATTTACTATTGGCGCAAATTTGTATTACAATATGTTACTGTGTTCTGATATAAACTACTGGCTAGATCAAGAGACAATTATGTATTTAGAAGAATTTTCAGCCATGCAACAATTTAATATTCCACTATCAAAATCCATTGGTGAGACTGACTATTATCAATTTGTCATCTTTTCCGCTATAAATGAAGAGTATAACGCTTGTCTAGAAGCTCAAACCAAAAAGAATTCTAATGGCTGAAGATCGCAGATTTATTATAGAAATACGAAGCAAAGGCTTTCAAAAAGCTCAACGCGGGTTGATTGAAATTAAAAGGAATACTGATAAATTAGCTCAATCAACTGAACATGCAAAAAATGAAACCAGACGTTATAAACACGAACAAAAAAATGCGACAGGTGCTGGCGCAGCATTTAGAAGAGAAACTTCTGCACTAAGAAACAACATATTATTATATACCTTTGCCATTGGTGGTACAGTTGCTGCAATTGGTAACCTGGTAAGATCGTTTGCAGATGCTCAAGACACTACGAATCGTTTTAGAAGTGTTTTTAAAGAATTTTCAGATGAAGCAGAAAATTTCTCAGAAAACTTTGGACAACGCTTTGGTTTTGCTAGAACTGAAGTAATGAAAATGATGGAAACCTTCCAAGGCTTATTTGTGCCGTTAGGTTTTTCTCGCGAGGCAGCAGTAGGATTATCCCAGGCAATGGTAAAACTATCAATGGATGTTGGTAGTTTTAGAGATGTAAACCCAACTCAAGTAGCTCAGATGTTCACCTCTGCGTTAATTGGCAATCACGAAGCAGTAAGAAGACTCAATATTGCATTAACAGAAAATTCTGTCAAGACTGCTGCGGTAAGCAATGGATTTGCTACATCAAAGACTACAGTCACAGATCAACAAAAAGTACTTGGAAGATTTGTAGAAATTCTTAGACAAACTACAGATGCTCAAGGTGATATGTCTCGTACTATGGATGATTTCAATAATCGAACTAGACGAGTACAACAACAAATTATTGAGCTTCGTCAAGAATTAGGAGAGGCAATTTTACCGATTGCAGAATTAGGACTTAAATTTGCTGAAGTTGCATTTAAAAGTGAAATTTTAGCCTTTAGTTTTGGTTCTGCTTTAGTGGTATTCGCAGCATTTAAAACTGCTCTAGGACTAGTGACTATTGCAACAGTCGGACTTCGTGCTGCTCTAATTGGAACCTCTGGTCCTCTGGGTGTTATTGTTACACTAGCTGGACTTGTTGGTGCTGGTGTTGGTCATTTAGTTAATAAGCAAAGAGAATTAAGAACTGCAACTCAAAAGTCAGCCGAATCATTACAAAATCAAGGAAGATTTGTAGCTGAATTTGATGAAGAAATAAAAAAATTAAATATAACCACTCAAAAAAGTTTAAATCGTTTTAGCGATTTACAAGAAGATTTTGAAAGAACAGGACGCGCAGCAGAAACTAATACTCAAAAATTGATTAGATATCAAAAAATGGTTGCTCAACTTAGTAATGAACTAAATGTAGCAACTGAAAATTTAAAACGAGAAGACAGTATACGAAAAAAAGCTGATCAACAATTAAAAACTAGAGTAGAAAGACTGACGATTCAATTATTAACAATGCGCGATTTAAATATACTTGAAAAAACTAAAATAGAATCTCAAATCAAAGGTATTGCAATAAGTGAAACTGAATTAAAACTTTTACAAGCTATTGTTGATAAAGAAAAAGAAATTGAGAACATAGAAATTCGTAAACGAGCAGAGCAAAGAGCAAAAGAGCAAATAGAGAAAAGAAAAATATTAATTGAAGACAATATTAGAGATTCAACATTAGCTGCAAAAAAAGAGTTAGCAGCTTTAAGACAAGAAAATATTAATTTTGAAAATGACATCAGAGATAGTGTACTTAAAGCACAAGAAGAATTAGATAATTTAGATACAAAAACTAAAAAATCAATGGTCGACATAACAAAAAATGCAAATTTTATGGCATCTTCAATTCTTGCCGTTGCTAGTGCATTCAAAACAATGGGTGATGCTAGTATGAGTGAATCTCAAAAAATGCGCGTAATGTTCCAAACAATGGGTTCTATAATGATGATGATACCAGGAATGCAAATTCCTGGAGCAGCAGTACAAGCTGCATCAATGTTTATTGGTCATAAAGGTGGACTAGTAAAAAACAACGGTATACAGAAATTTGCACATGGCGGTATGGTCCAAGGGCAAGACAATGTACCTATTATGGCACAGGCTGGTGAATTCATTATGAGGCGTAGTGCAGTAGAAAACATTGGCGTAAACAACTTAGCGCAAATGAACCGAACTGGTTCCTCTGGATCAAATGTAACAGTCAATATACAAGGTGGAGTCGTTCAGGAAGATTATGTGCGAAATACGCTGATACCAGCATTAAACAAGGCTACCAGTCAAGGCTCTAGGATAAATGCATAGCTTTGACAGCTCGCTATCCACACCACTAAAACTCAGAAATACCACCGCCTTCTGGGTATTAAAACTTTATCATTCTGACGAATCTGATTTTGTCGGTGTTTCTGATCGTCACCGAGTAGATGGATCAGATAAATATCATGGATTAGTTGCCGATTGGGGTGGTTTAAATCAAAGCCTCGACTTTTTTAATTTCTCCACAAGCACTGCCAGTATGACTGTCAAGCTAATCAATACTAAACAGAGTATACTTGGCGGACGTTTTTCAGATTTGTTATCAAGCTATAATTTTGCAAATCGTAAATGGGAATTATTTTTGAATACTCAAACGGCTGGGACCTATGATACCGCAACTCGCATGATTGGTTTTGGAGTCATCTCAGGTGAGTTTAAATATACACATGAGTTCATTACACTCAGCTTACTCGACAACACGTCAAAAGTACACAACGAAATTCCAAAAGCAGTTATACAGAATACAGATAGCAGTTCTGATTACTATTTTGCTAATCCTCCAGCG